CTCCATGACCGTGGGGGCCGCGATGACAGCCAACACCTGCTCCATACGGGCGTTTATCTGAGCGTTATTCTCGGCCATCAGTTGCGCAAGCTGCTGGATGCTGTTCTCCAGCGGGCTAGGCGCGGGCATACCGGCCTGCGTGACCATTTCAGGCGTAATCATGCCCCCATTGGCGTTGAGCATTTCCTGAAGCTGCTCAAGGCTGAATTGCGGGCTCTGCGCCGTCTCGCCGTCCACGCCCTCGCGGGCCTTCATGGCGTTCTGGCTGGAGTTAACCCACAGTTTCAGAAGTTCAAGCTGCTTCTTGAACTCAAATTCGCGCTCCTTCAGGACCAACTCAGCCTGCGCCTTCTGGTTATTCACTTGAATGTCAGCCTGCGCCTGCAACGTCTCAATCTGCATCTGCTTTTCGAGCTTGCCCGCTTCTAGCTGGGCCTCCATCTGCATCTTCTGCGCTTCCATCTGCGCTTTCATCTGCATGGATTGCGCTTCGGCCTGCATCTTCATCTGCTCGGCCTGCGCCTTGCCGCCGTCCTTGGCTTTCGCCATCTGTTCGGCCATCTGCTGCGCCTGTTCGGGCGTGACTTCTCCGAAATACATATCAGCGTCACGCAGGCCCGCGGCCTCAATGTACTTCGCTAGCGTGTGGCGGTACTTTTCAGCCGGGACCAGCGGATTAGCCGGGCCAAGCTGGGCGATTATCTGCTCTTGCTTGCCAAGCACCTGCGCGAGGATCGACATATCGCGGTCACGCGAACCGGAGCCCAGCCCCGTGTTCACCACGCAATCCATGTGCGCGTTCCACGACCGGGGATCAATCGGGATGAACTTATCCCTAAGCCGGATAATGCAAGGCGCGTCCTGATTTTCGACAATCAGCATGAGGCACTTGCGGAATACACGCCGTAGCCCATTGGCGATGTTGCGCGCATAATCCTCGCGCTTGAGATGCAGGGCCGACTGTTGGGCCTGTACAGCCGCCGCTGTCTGGTTCTGCAAGGCTTCGGGGTCAAGCCCCTGCCCCTGCTCACTCAGGCCGGTGCGCTTCTCAATCATCTGGTCGATGTATTCGAGCGCAGGGAATACTTCCTTGGCGACGAACGGAACCGCCGTGTCCATGACAATATCGCCGGGCGGGCCTTTGGTTATGACCACATTACCGGGCACGCGATCATAAAGAGAATTCGGGTTCTCAATGCGGCTGATATCCGCAAATCGCTCAGGGGTAACCGTAAGATACAGGTTATCCAACATCTGCCGCAGCAGGGCAGTCTTGATGCGCTGGCCCTCGCTCGTCATGTCATACAGCGAGCGCCCACGCCATACATGCGGCAGGGGGTCAGGCACAATGTCAGAGAACGGCAGGCCGTCATATTCCTCATTCGACAGCACCACGCGGCCAGAGACGCCATTGTTCCCACCTGCAACAATCACCTGACGCCATTCGGCTAGGCCGTCGCCATCGTAATCGACGTACATGTAACATTCGTAGACTTCGACGCGCTCCGAGGGGCCGTGATCGTAAGGGTCTGCCGAATAGGCCCTGCCGCTCAGGTCATTGTTGGACCGCCGCACATCCTCAGTATAGCTTTCCTGAATGGCGTCGAGTTCTTCAACCTGCGCCTTCTTGAACCCGCGCTGAATTAGCTCCGTGCGCGTCGGGCGTGTGCGATGCGCGGCGAACCGGCATTCCTCTTCATTGAGGCCACGCGCGGCGGGTTCGATGATGAAATCCTCGTCGGGGATGACCGCGAGCCTGAGACGCCCCTTCCGCTTGAGGCGGCGGATTTTAACGTCATACAAAACAGGCGCAGGAGGTGACTGGCCGGTCTGCGGGTCGGGAGGCATGGTGTACGCCTCCATTTCCGACTCGGTTTGCTCAACAATCTCCACATCTTCATTCTGTGCAAGAATGCCAAGCGCCGTCTCATCAAGACCAGAGTAGCGTGCTGTGACATACTCGGGCTTGCGCTCCCACCAGTGCTTGAGAATGCCATTGCCATGCAGCAGGGCGTCGAACATGGCGGTGTAAAGAACCTTATGTCCGTCCGTGTCGCGCATGACTTGGAGGTTAATATAGTCCGTGGCCTGCTTGGCGCTATCAATATCGTTCGGGTTCTCAGGCTCGTATTCCACGATATTCTGCGAGCCAAGGAACACACGCGAGAGCCCGGGGAGAATCCAGCCGATAGCATCGGACACATCGCGGGAGACGACGCTAGACTTACCTTCCGAGGAAAGAAGGTCTTTCATCTCGCCATTCAGGTATTCGATAGCCCGCTCGCGCTTGCCGCCGCCGCCGGAGTCCATTCCAGACAAGCGGAGGCTCTCACTGAGCATGGAGTCAACCAAGCTAGTGAGTTCGCCGTCCGTCATTTTAGCCATTATTATTCCTTAACGGGCCAGCCATAGCGCGAACGCCCCGAGGCCGGATATGATGACAATGAGAAGAAACTCAATCACTTCTCGCCCCGCGCAATCCGAGCCATCTGCTCAATGTAATCGTCCAGCCAGCCATATTCGCCATAGCGGCCTTCGCTGATGGTGGCTTCAATGTCGTTGTCGAACATGGCGGTGGGCTTGCCGCTGTTCACCTGTTCGTCCCATGCCGGGACGTTGCTGGCGTCCTGCATCCGCTCGCCGCGCGTGCGCTGCCGGGCCAGCTTGCCGATGAGAGGATGGTTCTCCATCCTGCGGTCACTCATGTTGCCAGACAGGCGCAGGCCTTCCGGTGCGCTGGGCGTCTCGGGCGGGCTCTCATAATATGGCGTTTTATCCATAAACTTGCGCTGCGGCTCCCATTGCTCGCCATTAAGCCAGCTTACAAAGTCGCCAATCCCGACAAGGCTTCTTTCGTGTTCCTTTGGGCCATACTCAGCCACGCCCTGCGCTTGGTTGAGCGAGTTAACAAACTTGTCCATTCCCATCCGGTCCATATAGGTATCGGCGGTTGGCTTTGGGTTTATCGCGTCCGAGAACTGCTGCTGCTGCGGGTCTTGTGCGCGGTTGAGCGCCTCAATGAGTTTGTCTAAAGCGTCACGGTCCATCAGACATATCCCGCCAGTTGCTTGCGCCGGTCAGGAGGCCGGAACGTTGTCGTTGTCGGCTCTCTGTAAGCCGTAGCCATGAGCCCGAAGGCGTCCGCAGCGTGAGACGCCCAGTCGTGATCCGGCCCTAAGTCAATGCGCCGGTCCTCGTCCAAAATCGGATGATAATGCGCGAGAGCCTGCAACCCCGGATCGCACTTGACCGCATCGAACCACATACGAGAGAACCAGCGGCGGGCGACCTCGATGCGCTGCTTTGCGGCAGCCTTGCCTTGGTTCTTGATGGTGGTCACATTGAAGCCAGCGGCCCTAACATGGTCCTCGTAGGCGATGGCTGTGATCTTATCCCGCGCCGCGCCGTCATGGGGCAGGATGATTTCAGCCGATCCCCAGCCCCGCAGGCGAAGCTCATTCAGATAAAAAGCTAAGGGCTGATTGTAGCCCTCGATGTAGTCCAGAAACACAATCTTGCTGCCGACCCATTGCGCGACCCATATGGCCGTCGAGTCAGCCTTGGATATGCCCAAATCCCACGCCGCCTTAATGGGCATGAGAGAGTCAACCGAGAAGTCCGCTATGCGCCCTTCGTTGCGTGCAAGCCGTAGCTGCTCCGCGTAGTACGCGCCTTCGTGGGCTTTCCTGTATTCACCGAGCCAAACGTGAGCGAACTTGTCAGGGTCTTGCTTGTCGAGTTCGGCTTCGTCCAGTAGTTCTTTAGGCAACCACGGGTTGTCCGTATAGTTAGCCTCAATCACCACAGCATTGGCGGGTTTGGCGTGCGTGCGCAGGAACCTATCAACCGGGTCATATTCTGAGTCAGGGTTCCAGCTAAACCAAATCTCCGAATTGGCCTTGCGGATTGTAGGGCGTAGCAAATCAAGGCTGCGCTGGCTAAGGCTCTGCGCCTCCTCAGCCCACGCTATGTCGTAACCCTCCAGCGACTTGATGGACACAGCCGTGTGGTTCTGCATACCCTGAAAGATAATCAACCCGTCGCCGGGCGTGCGTATCTCTGACTCCACAATTTGGAACAGGCCGCCGAGCCCAAACGCCATAATCTTATCAACCAGAAGCTGCTTGACGGACTGAGCCAGCGACTTCTGCACCTCACGGATACAGACGGCTCGTGTGCCGGGATTGGCAAGGCAATGGACAATCAGCCGCTCTGCAAAGAAGTGCGACTTGCCCGAGCCGCGCCCGCCCCACGCTCCCTTGTATCGCGCCTGTTTAAGCAAGGGCTTGAACGCCCGAGGAACGTCAACCGTCAGCTTCATGCTTTGGGTCTATGATGCGGGTTTCGATTGTGGTTATCGCCCGCACAGGGTTCTCTGCGTCCCCTGAATGCTGGTTAACAACCGTCTCTTTCCAACCAGCCCTCGTCTTGAGCCAAAAGATGGCAGCAGTTACAGCCTGCGAGCCGTCGCTCGTTGCCTTGCGAAACAAGGACTGCGCCACCATTGCGTTGGCCTTGGCTTCCGCATTGTCTAGCTCATCGCGGTAATGCTTGCGCAGGGTTACGTGGCAAACGCCAATAACGCCTGCAATCTGTTCCTGCGGGATGCCATATGAGGCCATAGCCTCGACCTGCTTGCGCTGCTCTGGCGTGGGAACATGCTTAGGTGCGCCGGGGCCGCGCCTGGTTTCCTCCGTCATGCCGCAACCCTGGCCCGTTCCGCGTTAAGCTCGCCAAACGTGCGCCCGTCGCCGTCTAGCGTAGCCTGCTGCCCGGTGAAATCCTGCCACCGCGTGATAGCCACATCGACATAGGCAGGGTTCAATTCGATGGCGTAGATATGCCGCCCAGTCATTTCGCCGGCAATGATGGTGGTGCCCGAGCCGGAGAAGGGCTCATAGACCGCCTGCCCCGGGCTTGAGTTGTTCTCGATAGGGCGCTTCATGCAT